TCAAGAAAACCTGCATAAGTTACGGCCATAATCAGGCTTTCCCAATGCGAATGTTTTCAATGCGCTTATTAATGGCATTACGCACTCTGACACGCCCTTCAATCTTTTTCCAGCCATTCAGTTGGTCGGGGTCATGAATAAGCTCAATCATGCGAATGGCTTCCACCATTGGCATTTGAGAAAGAGTTTGCACGTCTTGAGGAATGTCTTCCACCATGATTTGCTCCCTTACTTCCTCAATGGCTCCAATGTTCATAAGACGTTTAACCGCCTTATTCTCACGAGCTACTTTCCATTGGCTTTCAGGAATTTCCTGATTGAGACCAGGCGTAAGCTGAATCATGCCAGCTTGTGTAATAATGCCAAACCCGCCCTCGCGAGGCGGGTTTTCAAGTTCGGGACGATAAGCAATGAGCATTGTTCAAAAGAAACAATTGTCCATAGCTTAACGTCCCTCCCTTAATTAACTATCCTCAGCTAGAAGCTTGAACGTAGATGACGCTCTTGGGATAGTACAGAGCCAGGCCACCCACGCGGGCATGGGCAGGCACGATGAACTCAAGACCACGCTGCTGAGGCGGGAAGAGCTCAAGCGGCTGAGGAATGTGCAGTTGCAGCTTCTCAGGATCACGCTTATACACAACCATGCGGTTGGTATTCAGAGCGCCTTTGCTTGCATCCAGTTGGTTGATAGGTTCAACATTACGGATGTAAGGATTGGTACGCAGGAAATATTCCAGCACGGTAACGTCCGAAGAATCAGAGTTACGAGTGGTGCTGACCTTGTTGTAATCCTCATAAGCCATGAGGATGGTATCAGGAGTTTCCTTCATCTGAGAGGCGTTGATGATGGCACTCACGCCATAGTTCAACAGCTCCAGCATTTCCTGGGCAGTGGTGCCACTATCAGTGAACCACTTATCAGCAGCAACAACATCCACAGTGGAGTTGTTGAAGAAACCTGCAAGACCGACGCTGCTCTCACCGAACATCGCCACATCTTCCACTTTCTCCTCATAGGCACGGCGCACAGCAGCAGCACGGCGCTGCTCCAGAGCGATGTTGGCCATTTGAGCAGCACGCAGTTCCTGAACGGTATAACCAAAGGAACCACCGAAAGAGCGGATGTTAATGCTCTTCTCAACTTGGCTGATGTCGGCACGGGGCAGATCATCAGCAGCATCAGCAATCAGCTTGAACTCACCAGTGGAGTCCATGATGCGATAAGTGAAAGTCTGGGAGCCAGGACCAGCTTCACTGGTAACAGGCAGAATGGTCGGATATTTAATATCCGCATACTGCACTTCAAAAACTTGGGGGCGGATGTACTCAAGCTGGCGCTCAAGGAACAGACCCGCATCATCCATACGGAATTCAGACATGGTTAAGACCTCCTATCAGGAATCGCCAGTGAGAGTGAACGAAGGACCGTTCAGTTCCAGAATGGCAATACCGTCACCAGTGGTAGTGGTGAGATAACGAGCATTCGACAGAACAGCGGTCTTGCCAGCAATAGCGGCATTATTAAAGCGACCAGCGTACTTGACGCCAGTAGCAGTGTGAATCACGCGAACAGCAGTGGAAGGATTAACAGCACCATGCACATACACAGCAACTGCGCCTTCGCTAGCCACGTTCATCACTTGATCCACCTTCACGCCAGGGCGGCTATTTGCATCCAGAGCGGTTTCGTCCACATAAGTGAGAACGTTCACGCCCAGGAAGGTATCGCCGGAAGCGGAAAGAGTTTTAGCGCCAGTACCACCAGTACCAGTGCTGTCATACACCACGCCATTACCGAAAGGAATGACGACGGCGGTTTCATTAACGCGGGTGATAATCGTGTTATCACGAATGTCGGACAGTTGACCTTCGAGCAGTGCGTCATGCTCCAGAGCATAAGTCTGTTGCACACCACCTGCCGTAGGGGAGCCCGAGGCAGAGAAAACTACGGCCATGATTACTTAGCCTCCTTGGAGATGGAAAGGGGCTTCTTCCAAGCATTCTGCAGCATGTCCATATAGGCGGACGGAGCAGAAACAGGAGAAGCGATGGAAGCTACGGCTTTACGCAGCTCATCAGTGGTGGCAGAATCTGTACGATCTGCTTCGGCAAGAGTGTCAAACATTGCCTGCACGTAGTCATCGCTCTTCTCAGAAAGATCAAGCTCATCACCACGCACTGCTTTGATGGAATCAACCATCACTTCACGGGCAGTTTTGCCAGCGAATTCATAGGCGCTGTCCAGAACAGGCTTGGCTTTCTCAATGAGGGCCACGCGCTCTTCAACCATGGAATCAAAATTGATTTCTTGGGCGGCAGCGAGTTCAGTTTTCAATTCTTCGACTTGCTCAGCCAGAGCATCGGCCCGCCCTTCAGCGGAATCCATTTTGCCCTTCATTTCCTTTTCCATGGTGGCCATGTCAGCTTTCATGGAATCGGCAGCGGCTTGCAGCTCGTCGTACTTTTTCTTCATGTCCTCGTAGGACATACGGCCATCTTCCCGTTCTTTGGTGATAGCAAGAGCAACGCTCTCACTCACCTCGAACTCGGCGCCGTCGAATACGACCTTGGCAGTCATAAGACGTTCCTCAGTTGTTTGAAATAAAGATGGGTCAGCAGCATCTTGCCTATCAAGATGAAGCTTCACCTGCGGGCCAGCGCGGCCCCGGCGAACAACAGCGATGTGATTACCGATGATTTCCTTTTGGACTCCATCGTAATGCTCACCGTTTTCTGTGACGCCAGGCGTGGGATCATAATTCACCCTATAGCCCGCGCTTACCTCACGAGCATCCCCCTTCATGATGCGCTTAATAGTGTCTTCGTCAGTGATTGTCATCACTGCCTTGACGAAGCCGTTGTCATAAACAACTTCCGTTCCACTAAAGCCCACTTGATAGTCTTTAGTGTTTTCAGAATCAAGAAGCACAGGGGGGTGTTCCGAAGTGATTGCCTTGCCCGCAAATGAAGCAAGACTATCGGGAGACGCCACTTCTGTTTCTGGACGATATTCGCGACGAATGGAACCATCACTATCTGTGTAGTGTTGAATTCCAGTGCGTGCGATTGAAGCCCACGCTCGAAGGTAGCCTTCTGGCGTGAGTTCATATTTCTCAATGGGAGAGAAATCGTATCGACAAGAGGTGGTGCTCATATTCATACTTTATCAAGAAACAAATGTTATACTTTATGAGCTTATGCAAAATGGAATAAAACATCGTGATGTTTTTGGCACGCAGCGCAACAGATGCTCTTAAACTTCCCCATCAAGAAGCTCGCATTCTTATAGCATCACGCATTAAAGAAGCCCGACTCAATGCCGGGCTCACGCAACAAGACGTGGCAAAAGAGCTTCACATTAGTCAAAGCTCCTATTGTCGCATTGAAAAAGGAACTGCCCCTCCGGATTGCGTGCAAATTCGCACCCTCAGCGGCCTCTATGGAATTAGCGTATTGTGGCTGATGGGCTACCCATCATTCATCGCAAAAATTAATTAATCCTCGTCATCATCATCATCGCCACGAATACTGGCAAGCTGATGTTCAATGTCTTCCATGATGTAAGACTTGGCCATTGCCTCAATTTCAAACGTGAGAAATTTGGTTGGCTCAAAATGAGGATCAGGCTTTTCATAAACGCTCATCACATAGATGTGCGTTTCATCTAGTCGCCCATTTTTAAAGCATTGCTTTTCGACAAGTTCCCACCTGGAAGTGTTGCGATGCTCATTGGCGGAAAGAATAGAAAGCGCCTTTAACAGACCAATGCCTTCGTCTTCCTCTTCGATGACACGCACATATTCGCTCATTGGTCTTTTTTGCGACTCTCTACCATCTTAATGATGCCCAAAGCCCATGCCTTCCCGGCCATTGTCTCACTTCTTCCTCTTATTCTTCGCAACAGTCTTTAAATAGCCACGGCAACGTGCTTCACCAGCACTTTCGTCCATTTCCTCTTCGCCTTCCTCTTCTTCCTCTCCAGCAATTTCCTTAAAAAAGCCCATATAGTATTCATCGCTTTGATCCTTCTTTGGCTTGCGGGACATGCCAGCCTCGGAAAGGGCAATTGCGAGCGCCTGGGCTGGGCTTGTCACTTTTTCCCCACTGCTGCTCTTCAGCTTGCCGCTTTTAAACTCTTTCATGACCAAGCGAACCTTGGCTTGCTTCTCTTTCTTAGTCATTTCTTAAGTCCCCAGAAATACAAATCACAAGATTTACTATTAAGACTAAAACACTTTTCCTTGAAAATGCTGTCAAAATCAAAAGCCTGCTCGAAATCGTCTTGCGTCAAATTGCGATAGTACGACCAACCCTTTGCAATAGTTAAAGGCGAATCCTGAGGAGTGGTGCGTTCTGTTCCATGCTCAGGGCGCCCAGTGGTGGCACAAGTGAATACAACCAAACCTCCTGCTTTTGTTAAACGTACCATATTCTCAAATGTTTCAAGCCAATAAGGATTGTGCTCAAAACATTCACAAGAAATGGCGCAATCAAAGAATTGATCGTCATCATATTCATGGCCGCTAATCACCACATCAACGCCAGCCCCTTTGCCCACATCAACGCCAACATATTCATCAGCATTGAAAAACTGCCGCACTGTGCCATTGATATTTAAACTTCCTATTTCTAACACTCTTCCACCATTGAAAAACGATGGATGCTGCTGCTTGACTGAAGCAATGTAATCAGATTGTTCTTTATGAGCCATGGTTAGTTGATAAAGGAAATAGGAGCGGTGGCAATTTGCATGTCAGGCAAAACCCTATCCCTGCATAAAACCATGCCAGTAATTAATCGTTCCGCAATAAAAGCAATAGCCCGTTTGTCATAGCCTTCAATGGAAAGAAAAGCTTCTTTATGCTTTTCCCAAATCGGCAATAAACCAGTAAATAATACTGTCATGAAACGTTTGTAATTTTGCTTGCTTCCTCTTGCCATATTGCATCCGATGAAGGATGATTGAGACCATATTTGATCAATCTCTTCTCGCGTGAAAAGCCAGTTTCCCGTATCAGCAAATTCACGAGTGATGGCAGGTGCATCAAACGCAGAATGTCCACCGTAAAACTGTTGTTCTAAAGAGCAAGAAAAAGAAGCTGCGTCTGGCACGTACAACGTCTCTGGATGATACCATTCATTGTTTGGCTCTTTCCAACCTCTGCGATATTGAGCATTGCCGATAATATCTTCGTGGGCATTAAGAATCATCCAATGCACGCAAGATAATTCTCCCCAGCGATTATTTAACGACGAGAGAAAAGCTCCTTCATCATCAAACACATAACCCTCTGCCCTGCGTTCTTCACGTTCTTGCCTAGTCAACGCGAAAGCGCCTCCCATGATGGGAACAATACGAGATTTAGCCGTGTAGCGCACCTTTTCTCCGGGAATACACACTGCATAGATGGTGTCTTTGTGATCAGCCATACACTTGTCTATCCCGCCACATCTCATTGTAATTATTCACGCCCTTAGCGCCAAGGCCGGTAAGATCGCCGCCGCCTGCAGGCTTGCTCCATGCCATGATCGTACCATCAGGAAGAACAAAAGCCCTGTTCTTTTGACCATGCGTTGGCGTTAGCTCAAGGTAGTCGCCGTAAATAAAATCAGCATCGCTTCCATTTGCTGCTAATGCTTTACCAAGCAAGGTGGGACCAGTGGGACACAATGGAGTGATGCCATAGTATTTTTGAATGCAATTTGCCACGATCATTTCAATGGCAGTTTGCAGAGCAGGGTTATCAGGCTTGGAATAAAGTACGGTCGTAGCGCAAGCCCAACTTGTAAAGCTAAAGCGTTGAATATCGCGAAAAGCCAAAAACTTAATTCGATCTCCTAGTTCCACTCCATTAAAAGCCCTAATGCCAATATCAAAATACCAACCACCAAGCTTATTCAACAAGCAAAATCTACCAAGATCAGCCTTGTAAGAAAACGGCCTCAAAGTATCATAAGCCCACAAAATTTCCTCTTCGTAATTGTCAGCGATGAAGGCACGAAGAGAATCATTATCATAAATTTTATGCTTAGCCTCTGGGAAGCATCCATCAATCGTGCTTGTGGCATGCTTCAAAAAAGGACTAAGCTCTTCTCCAGTGGTGGAAAGAAAAATCTGAGAAATTTGCATGATCATCAACCAATTTTTACGGGAGTGCCAAAGCCTTTGAATTCAGGCTCCGAAATTTCTGCATTAAGCGTGCGTTCTACCACGTCAATAAGCTGTTGTTGGATGTAAGGCCAAGTGAAGGGCTCTTCACGCAAGCGCTTTGCACACCACTGCCCATCCTTTTTCAAAGCATCTCGATTCTCATAGTAATAAGTGAGGATTTCTGCAGCGCTTTCAGGGTCAGGAAGCAACCGCTCTAGACCATAGTTCCTGTCGGTTTCAGCGGCATTGCATTGAATGCGAGGTAGCTCATCAAAGATTTCAGCCAGGCTCGTGTGGTCTGGCACTACTTGCGCCACTCCCACTGAACCATGCTCAGTATTCACAAGTCCCCATCCCTCGCCAATGCAAGTGTTGATGCCCACGTCAGAAGCGTTATACACTTTGTTTAACTGATCAATGGAAAGACAATTATCCACTGAAAAATGTGGGCTAGTCAAAATCAGCTTGCCAGTAGCATCAAATCCTTCGTCATGTGCAATACGCTTAAACAAAGGAATAATTTCCCATCCCAAATCTTTGCTTCCCATATTCAACCAAAGCCGCGCATCGTCTTTATCTTTGGCGAATTTAATGAAAGCTTTCAGCGTAAGATCAATGCGTTTACGCGGTTGATTTCTATTGCCATTGAACACAATAAATACGTCTTCTGGCACCCCTAGTTCTTTTCGGCATTCTTGTTTATCCAATGGAAAGAATTTATCAAAATCAGTACCGTGGCCAATAATATCAACGGGCTTATCGTAGCCCATGCGCACTAATTCGCGATTTGCAAATTGCGTATAAGTGGCGAGACCATCCCATTCTTCCATCTTTGCTTTCAATTCAGGGAATAGCCCGTAAGAATCAATGGGCGTATAAACAAACCACTTAAAACCAATTTGCTCTTTCAAAGCCTTTGCTCTATCCCATAAAGTAAAAGCCACCCAAATGTCGTTAGTCACCCACACCAAATCAGGCTCTTCCCTTTTGATGATTTCGGCAATGCGATGGGATCCAAACGGATCGGAGCCATGCAGCATTGCAGGATACACTTTGTAATTCTTGGCTTCTGAATGAGGATCGCCGTGATAATTCACGGCCATAATGACCAGTTCATGCTCTTTTGCTAAGGCAGGCAGAAGATATTGAGCCACTCTCCCGAACCCTGTTTCTACAAAAGCATCCCCACAATAAAGAATTTTCGCCATCAGACAAAATAAGCTTGCCCAATACTACAAGGCGAATTTACACTTGCACACTTGGCGCTTGTTGACGAAAATACTTGACGCTGCAGCGACAATTGGCCCTGCATGCACAACGCTGCCCAGGAAGCGGAACGCTGCCCATTGGTACCATGCCACGAGCGGCATAATCTAAGCAATCTTGGCAATGCTTTGCTTGGCTATCAAGGATGCGTCGCATCAAACTGTATCCTTGTTTTTCTTGCCGAATACTAATTCCTTCCCAAAAACTGCCGCGTACAGACTGAGCATATAGCCCGATGCGAGCAAGAGAAAC